CTCGTTTAGTTTTATTGCCATTAAGACTTAACACGCATAAATCCAATTTCATCTATGCCGAGTGGGCGGAGAATACAACACCCGAAAGGGGAATAATCCCGGCCGACTTTTGGCGGTTTACGAACCACTCGGCGCCCTATTATGGGTAAACATCGTAAATATCCAAAAGGAGTCAGAAATGGCTAATCAAATCTCAACTCAAACAATTTCATTCAATCATCAATCTTTAGTTACATTTAAACAAAACGGTACATATTACACTGCTATGAAACCAATCTGCGAAAATATCGGCTTGGATTGGAAATCTCAATATTCTCGAATGAAACGTGATGATGTATTAAATTCAACTATGATCATCATGATCATAGTTGCGGAAGATGGTAAAAAACGTGAGATGATCTGCTTACCAATCGAATATTTAAACGGTTGGTTATTTGGTATTGACATTAATCGTTGTAAACCAGAAATTCGTGACACATTAATCAAATACAAAAAAGAGTGTTACCAAGCGTTACATGATTATTGGTTCAACGGCAAAGCAGAGCGTAAAACTACGGTAGATGATCGCACAGGACTACGTAATGCCGTAAATATGCTCGTGAGCAAAAAGGGATTAATTTATTCTGACGCTTACCATTTAATCCACCAACGCTTTAATGTGGAAAGCATCGAAGATTTAACATTAGAGCAATTACCGCAAGCGGTGGAGTATGTTCATAGAATCGTGCTTGAAGGTGAACTTATCACTGAACAGAAAAAAGATGAGCTATTCACCTGTGAATTTACAGAACATGACCTCCAACAGCTCGTTTGGGCATGGTTTGCTTTATTGCGTGGCACCGAGCTTTGTCAAACGCTTCACCCTGCATTAAAACAAATTGGTTCACATTATGCAGCACCGGTGCATGATATTGCTTACGAATATCGTAGTACTCTCCGTCAGGCCCATAACGTATTGACACGCATTACAGAGCAATTTGAATGCGAGCAAGGAAATAACTGGCGCGTATTAAAATATCTTCGAGCCTACGACCCTAAAGCAACAGGATTTCAGCTAGACATTCTCTAAAACACAACAGAATTTGACCGCACTTTGGAAACAGGGTGCGGTTTTTTATTGCCTGTAAGATAGCGATGTACACGTGACAAGCGGTGTTTCTTTCTCCACTCACTGCTTCTTACAGGCCACCTTTTTGTGGAGAAAACAGGAGAAGATATGCAAACATTAACTGCAGAATTTTTAGGCAAAGAAATTACCTTAGTGGACAACAACGGCGTGGCTTATGTAGCAATGCGTGAGATTGTTGAGGGAATTGGGTTAGACTGGAAAGGTCAGCATAAAAAACTGATGGAACAGAGTGAGAAATTCAACTGTGGACATATCACCACGGTTGCCAAAGATGGCAAAAACCGTGAAATGTTATGTATTCCGATTAAAAAACTCAATGGGTGGTTATTTGGGCTTAACCCAAACAAAGTGCGTGCCGATTTAAAAGAACGCTTAGAAAATTATCAAGAGGAATGTTTCTTGGCGTTGTGGGACTATTGGACGGAAGGTGTCGCCCGCCGTGACGAAGTCAAAAACAAGTTGGCATTGTGGCAACAAAAGAAAGCCGAATACGCGCAACGTGCCGGTGAACGGGGAAAATTATTGCAGCAATGCAAATCGGAAAAGCGAGCCCTTGAACATGAGCTTTTACAAATTAAACAGTTAGATCTTTTCGTGAACTTATAACCGCACAATCTTTTAGAAAGTGCGGTTTTTTATTGGAGCAAATATGCCTAAACCACTACCAACAGAAATGCGATCAGATCTGTTTAAACTTGAGCAAGGCGCATTATTAGAGCTGTGGGAAATTGACTTGCGACATATCTCAAGCAATGCCGATCCGGATATTAAAGGCGAGATCTACCGTTTTCACAACGGCGTAAGCCAAACACGGGAGAATATTTGGTGGCAAGGTAAAGAGTACCAAGCCTACCCGATAAAAGCGGACGGCTTTGAGATTAGCGGACAAGGGCCAAGTAATCGACCGACATTAACCGTTTCCAATCTTTACGGGTTGGTGACTGGTATTGTTGCGCACTTTGGGCAAGGAGTGGGGGCTAAAGTCACTCGGCGCCTTGTGTATGCCGAGCATTTAGACGCTAAAAACTTTCCGGGTGGCGTTAACCCTAATGCCGATCCGAATCAGGAGGTGCCCAGTTACTATATCATTGAGCAGTTAAAATCGCTTGACGATCAACAGGCAACTTTTGAACTTGCGTCCCCGGCTGAGACGGATAACGCAAAAATCCCGTTGCTAATGATTACCTCTGATACTTGTATTTGGCAGTATCGCTCCGCGCAATGTGGTTACACTGGTGGCGCGGTGGCAGATGAGTTTGATAAGCCGACAAATGACCTTAAAAAGGATAAGTGCTCACACTGCATAAGAGGTTGTAAATTACGCTTTGGCGATAATGCAATTTTGCCGTTTGGCGGATTTCCGAGCACGACACAATACGGTAACTAATCATGATTGATGACAAGTTAAAACAAGAGATATTGGCACACGCCGAGCAATGCAAACCGCAGGAATCATGCGGTTTTGTTGTTTTTGACGGGGAACAAAATATCTACATCCCGTGCGTAAACGTATCGCTAGACCCAATTAATTATTTTGAGATCGAGCCGGAAGAATTTATCGGCGCTGAGGACGTTGGAAAGATTATTGCGTTAGTGCACTCACACCCTAGCTTTGGAGATGAGCGCGGATTGCCTTATTTATCCACGGCAGACAGAGAGTGCCAAGTGCGGTTAGATTTGGATTTTTGGCTTGTGGTTGATGGCGATATTAAGTGTTTTCGCAACATCCAACCTCTGATCGGGCGGCAGTTTGAAAACAACAAACAAGACTGCCGCAATATCGTATTAGACAGCTATATGTTGTCCGGTGTTGATTTAGACGACAAGTCGGAATATCCGTTTGACTGGTTTGAATCCTCCAATTTGTACGAGGAGGGATTACAACGATGCGGATTTTACAAGCTAATGCAAGAGGACGATGTACAGCTTGGTGATGTCGTCCTAATCCAAGTCGGCGCCGATGTAGCTAATCATGCCGGGGTTTATTTGGGTAACCAAATGATGATACACCACAGCGAGGACAGGCTGTCTGCGCGCGTACCGTATAACGGATTTTGGCTCAAGCACACTCACTCAATATGGAGATTTGGAGATTGGTACAAGTTAAATTTTACGGCGATCTTAAACGATTTGCAGATAGCCCGATAGAGTTAGAGGTTAGTAACTTTAAAGAGCTCATGAGCGGGCTATTTACGCAGATTAAAGGGCTTAGACAGCACATCCGCAAAGGTTATTACAAAATCCGTGTCGGCAGTAAGTATCTATCCGAGGAGCAACTCAAGACAACACCAATCATTGATCTTAAAGATGGTTGTACAGTGCATTTAACGCCTGTAGTTGCCGGGGCGGGTAAAGGCGGTAATGTATTACAAATCGTTGCCGGAGTTGTGCTAATGGTTATTGCGTGGTACGCGCCACCAGCATGGGGTATGGCGGCTACCATGATGGGGGCAATGGGTGCATCACTTACATTATCCGGGGTTGTTGGATTGTTAACCAAGCCTCCGAGCATGAGTGACTACAGCAAAGAGGGCGAAAAAAAACAAAGTACCTCGTTTAGCAATATCAAAAACTTAACCCCGCAAGGCAGACCAATCCCTTTGCTTTACGGCAAAATGCTAACAAGTCTTGTGCTTATATCACAAGGGGTTGAGACGTTTGACGATATGCCGACAAAGTAAAAAATAGATTTCATTTAGACCATGTTTTATGCGTGGTTTTTTATTTTAAGGATTAATAGATGGGTGGTAGTTCAAAAGGCGGCGGCGGACATACTCCGCACGAGGCGCCAGACTCTTTACGCTCGGCGCAAAAGCTACGCGCAATCGGTTTAATTTCACTCGGACCAATTAAAGGGCCAGCGAACAAATGGAAAGATACGTATTTTGACAATACACCGATCCAAAATGCTAATGGTGTAGATGATAATGATGCCGCTAGTTTTAACTTTAAAAACACAGAGATCCAATACAATCTAGGCTATCAAGACCAAAAGCCATTAGAGGGATTTGAAGCATCTGAGCGAGAGGTATCGGTTGGAGCAGAGGTAAAACAGCAACATCCTATTACGAGATCGGTTATAGATCCAGATGTAACACGCTTACGTCTGACGATCGGCATAAATGCTTTGATTTCACAAAACGATCAAGGCGATACCAACGGCACATCGGTTGATTTCCAAATTTTAATCAACAACACGCCACGCGGAACGTATCAGATCGAGGGCAAATCATCATCTCGATTTTACCGCAGTTACGTCATAGATGATTTACCGCCAAGACCATTTACGGTTACCGTCAAACGCGTGACTGCGGATAGCAAATCTCAACGCTTACAAAATGGCACGCATTGGGTAAGTTACACGGAGATTATCGACACCAAATTAAGCTATCCAAATATGGCTATTGTCGGCATTAAGACCGATAGCCGATACAACCCAAATTTTCCCAACATCAACTTTTTGCTATATGGGCGCATTATCAAAATACCAACAACTTACGACCCGGAAGCGCGCACGTACGCACCGGGATTGTGGCGCGGTGATTTTAAAATGGGGTGGACCAATAACCCTGCATGGATTTTTTACGACCTTATCACAGATAAATTAGCGGGCTTGGGTGAGCGCATTGGCGATTTTGGCATTGATAAATTTATGCTGTATGAGATTGCCAAATATTGTGATGAGCTTGTAGATGACGGCTACGGCGGTAAAGAGCCGCGCATGGTATCTAACTTATGGATTACCGAGCAAAGAGACGCTTATAACGTCATCTCTGATATGGCGTCCGTATTTAGAGCTATTGCGGTTTGGGATGGCACACAATTTACCGCAATCCAAGATAGACCAACCGACCCGGTGTGCTTATACAGTCAATCAAACGTAGTTGACGGCAAATTTAGCCGACAATACACCGCAGGCAAGGCGATTTTTACCGCGGTTGAGGTTGAGTATGCGGATGAGCGCAACTTATATCAAAAAGCGATTGAGTACGTTGCTGATGATAGCATGATTGCCCGTTACGGTTACAACGTCAAAAAAATGACCGCTTATGGTTGCACCTCACGCGGTCAGGCTCATAGATACGGTAAATGGGTGTTGGAGACATCACGCCTTGAGCAATGTACGATTACTTTTGCCGTTGGACGACAAGGATTAATGCACTTACCAGGTGATATTATCGAGGTCGCAGATAACAACTATGCCGGCAAAGTTTTAGGCGGCCGAGTTGTTGCGATTAACGGTAAAAAGGTCACATTAGATCAGCCTGTAGAGATTAAGGGCGAGAGCTATCTAAACTACATCACTACCGATGGTTTGACAAAAATCAAAATTAAGTCGGTCGATAAATCTAATCCGGCAATCGTTGAGCTTGATAGTGTGCCGCAAGGGTTGAGTATTTTTGATAACTGGGTGCTTAAATCAGGCGTAGTGTCAACGCAACTCTACCGCGCGTTAGGCATTACCGAAAATGACGACGGAAGCTATACCATTACCGCATTACAGCATGAGCCACAAAAAGAGGGTATTGTTGATGGTAGTGCGAGCTTTATGCCGTCCGTTACTACATCTCATGGCGCAGGAGTTAATAAGCCCGCTAACGCAGATATTAGCTTTGGTGATGGCGGGGTTAAATTAACGTGGACCACGCCAACAAATCAAGGAGCCGTTAAGTATGACATTAAGTTATACCGCAACGGTAATTTGTACAGCACTCACTTAGACTTAGACAGCCCGGAAATTAGTTTTGATAACCTACCGAGCGGAAGCTATACGGTAGAGATACGAGGCAAAAACGGTTTAGGGCAACTGTCCGATCCGGTAACGCGCACGTTTGAGATTAATCTCAACATCCCTCGATTTGTGACTAAGTCGCTATTGTTTGCAATTGAGCTTGATTGGGATTTGCCAAATACGGCCACAGTCGGTAACTACACCGAGGTTTGGCGCAGTACCACTAATGACATCAGCAAAGCGGTTAAAGTGGCAACCTTGCCATATCCACAAAATAACTATGTGATGAGTGGAGTGCCGTTGAGCGCGGAATACTATTTTTGGTTGCGTTGCGGCGATAAAAACGACAACAAAGGGGAGTTTACTGCGGCCGTATTTGGTGAGGCAGATCATAATCCTGATAACTTGTTAAATGCGTTAGAAGGGAAAATTACTAAATCCCAACTTGGTCAAGAGCTTATCAACTCCATTAAAGCAGATATTAACAATGCTGTTGGGGAAGAAGCCAAAACAAGACAAACTGCTGTTGCAGGGGCATTGGCTCAAATAGCTGCACAAGCTCAATCGTCAGGAACCGCAATAAAAAATCTTGAAAAAGCAGACCAAGCACAAGCTGAAACCATCAAAACTGTGACAGCGAAGGCTGAATCTGCTTTATCAGGCATTACTGCAGTAAGACAAGCTCAAGTGCAAAGTGATAAAGCAAATGCACAACAAATTAACGCTTTAACCGCTAAAGTTGGCAATGCTGAATCAACAGTATCACAGGTGAGTAGTGCTGTAGCGGGACTTAATGGCAAAGTTAGCTCGATGCACACAATCAAAACACAAGCTATTGCTGGTGGACGGACTGCTGTTGCTGGGATCGCTCTAGGTGCAAACCATGAAGAAAGCTCGGTCATTGTTATGGCTGATAAATTCGGAATTGTTGCTAATGCTAATGATGGCAATGTCAAACCTGTATTTAGTGTAACAGATGGTCAAGTAGGTATTCGTGGTGATTTGGTTGTAGCAGGGTCGGTGACGAGAGATAAGTTGTCATCTAGTGGTGGTGGTAATTTATTGTACAACCCTATTTTTGCTAATGGAGCTTATGGTTGGCGTGATTTTAATGCAAAAGGTGGAGATTGGACTAGTTGCCCGACAACAAATGCTGTTGAGCGAACATATAATAAAAATGATTACCACCCTAAAGGCGAACAGACAGAAGCATGGCGATTAATCACTATTAGCGGCACGCAAGCACAATTTAATACGCTTGCAGATCGTGGCTCTTGGGTTGATGTATGTCGACAATTTGTAAATGTCGTGGCAAATAAATGGTATATGGTAAGTGCATATGTTGGTGGTTTACATTGTGCAGGTACTCTTGTTATCGAGAAATACAATGCTGATGAAAATCAATATCAAGGTGTTGTAGCTAATACTCCAATTGTAGGGCATGACAGTATTCATAATAAACCTGCTGATTTTATTCCTGCGTATGCGAGTGAATTTGCTAAAGGTTTGCAACAAGGTGCGAAAAGAATTTGGCTTAAATTCAAAGCCCCTGATACAGGTAAAATTTTAATTTTAATGCGTATCAATAAATATGCCAAAAATCAAACGTACGCTGATTTTTATATGGCGCGTCCAATGCTCGAGGAATGTTCGGAGAATTCTACTGAGCCAAGTCCTTGGCAAAATGCTGGAGTAACTCAAGTTCATGGCGGCAGTATTATTGCAGACACGATCCGCGGCAACCATATTCAGGCTAATCAGGAAATTAGAGCACCAAGAATAACTGGTGGTGTTATTACTGGTAACACCGTTAATGGTGCAACAGTTAATGGTGGCACGGTTAATGGTGCCGTGGTAAGCGGTGGTACAGTAAAAGGTGCAATTGTCGAAGGTGGCGTAATCAAAGGCGCAAGACTGGAAGCTGTAACTGGTAAATTTAGTGGCACGCTCGAAGTTAATCAGTTGGTAGGTGGCAATTTGTGCGAGGTATTTATTGCTAGGGTTTATAAAACTATTAGTTTTTATCAATCGTGGATAAAAATATCCGCCGTACCGGTCAAGCGAATTTTCTTCATCGTTAATTCACACAAAACATTTACGGTCGAGGCTAATCAATCGCTCAGTTATTTATATACGCACCACGATGAAAACCCGCCGCCAGAGTTTTTCGATATTAGCGGTGGAGCCCCAAAAATCTGTATTGCAGCGTACGCAATATCAAACACAACAACAATGTCTCAATAAGGAGTAAAAAAAAATGAAATACATCACAAAACAAATCGAAGATATTCGTACTGGTGCAATGTCAGAACATCATGCAGTCACAGGCTTGCAAGTTGACTATGTCAATAATAGTACATTTGTCACTATTGCATCGTATGTATCAAAAGCCAAAAAGGATGAAGGGAAAGAATCCTTATCTGTAAATACTTTCACCATCCAAGCTGTGCCAGGGTGGGACAAAATCCCTTATGAATGGGCTTTAGGTGAGTTAGTTAAGGCACAACCTGAAGATTTTAGTCCTGAAACATATATAGGCTATGTAAACCCATATATGTTTGCTGGTGGAAAAGTAGAGCAGTAAAAAGCAAAACTGGAAAGCGGTGAAATCGATCCGAGTACGGAAAAAGATTTTGTAATCTCGGCATACCCTCAGGTCTAGTAAAAAAGTGCGGTTATTATGGCCGCACTTAACCCTGTAACAATCATCCATTTATGTTATAAATATGTTCCGAAATAATTTTAAATATCTTTGATTTTAAAAGAGAAAAAAGAACAATAATATTGACTTTTTCGGAACGAAAAAGCAAACCAAATCCTTTTAAGAAGCTTGCTTATTATTTTTTATAACAAAAATTTAGGTGACGTATAGCAACCAATAAATATTAATGATTTCAATAAATTAATTATTATTTAAATTACTATCGTTCCGAAATTATACATGACGTTCCGAAATTATAGCTTGGTTGGTTGGACAATCTTATTCCTCCTTATGTAACGTCTTGTCATCTGGGCGCTTGTATGGCCAAGTTGTTTTTGAGCCGATTCGGTGTCAGACGACAAAAATTTATCTGTACCAGCTTTCGCACGTATATCTCTGAATTGAACAGTGAGAAGTTCATCTGAAAATTCAGGATGTTTTTTAGCGGCTTTGGCTCTTAGTTTGATAAACCAGTGAGTCAGAATTATTGGCTTTAAACTATTTCCGTACTTGTTGCAGAATAGATAGGGTTTATTTTCCTCCATCCTTCTATCTAAGATCTCTTTTAACTTACCTACAATTGCGATACTTACTTTATTTTTTGTTTTTTGCTGTCTAACTTGCCATACTCCATCAATGATTTGACTTGGCTGAAGATTAACTATATCAACTGGTCTTTGTCCTGTAAGGTAAGCCACGTCAAGCAAGTCTCTTAATATCGGATCAGCTGATTCTCTTAACATTTCAAAAATGTGGTCTTCCACGTAAATATCGCGAAATTTAACCTTGTATCGCTGGATTCCTTCGCTAGGGCATGGATATTTTGTATATCCCCATTCACGGGCTTTCATCCATATATGGTGGAATAATGCAACTTCATTGTTTGCTGATGCAGTTTGATGTCTCCGCCAGTCTAAATATTGTTTTATATGGTATGGCTCAATGTCATCAAGTGGGGCTGGTGGATTGCCGAAAAACTCAAGCAAGCGCTTAATGTTTGTTTTGTTGGTTCTCTGCGTTCCTTCTGCCTTCATCGGCAATACTTCATTTTCATATCTTATTGCAACGGTCAAGAAGGTGGCAACTTCACTTTTCATTAAAACCCTGTCACAATTGAGCTTAGCCGTTTCTAATACAGCTAGATGCTTATCCGTTCCCAGGGCCTTTTCTTTTTTATCTATCATTACATAATAGTAATAGGTTACAATTTTCCCATTTTTTCTTTGGCGTTTACGACATAACAAGTTTTGCGGTAACCCCTGGTTTTCGCGCTTACGTGGTCTGGCCATACATACCTCCTACGCCTGTAGCACAGATGGTCTCCAAGCATTATTTTCATGATTTTGAAATTCAGTTTTAGCAGTCCGAGATTTTACTTTGTCATAATCTCTGCGTACAATAGGATACCCGTTGGCGTTCCGCTTAAAAGGTATCCCCATCGCATTTAGCTGCTCAATAACAAGAGATTTCTGCTTTCTGCCAGTCAAAAACTCAATTTCGGCTTTTGATAAAAAATCTTCGTAGATATTAATATCCATATTTGCTCCAATAAAAACCGCACATAAAAAGTGCGGTAAGGTTCTGTTACAATAAATACTTTTATTCATCCCATTTGTTTAATCGTTACAATGTAATTTACTTCTCCAACTTTGCCATCGTCTATCCACTTAATAACAGGCTCTGGAGTGATTTTTAAAATACCTACCAATCTATCATTGAGCGCAACTTGTTCTGCTTGAAGTTTTTTACGGATAGCAAACCACCTAGCAAAATCAGGTAAAAAGCGTTCAAATTGTTCTTCTGTTAGCTGTAAAAAATCCATAACAGTTTTAAACTCATAAACTTTCTCACTCATACTTACTCCATCATACTCTTCATAAAATCAAGCCATTTTTGAGCATCTTCTCTTGTGCGGAAAGATTGACCATTGTGAGCTATCTGCATTGAAGATTCGCTGTACTTAGAATGACATAGGTTATAATCCACTTTACCGTCCGAAATGTAAAAATAACAGTCAGATTCTTCTGGATAAAACGGCTTAGGTAAATCTTCAACGCTAATCTTTGGCTCTTCCCACATTCCAACAATATCAGATGCATTATCAATACCATCTTTATATGCTCGTCCATTTATATTCCAAAACATATAAGGGACTTCAATTATGTTATACGCTTTAATAATATAACCATGTAATTGGAAATTGATTTCTCCACCGTTATCATAAACATAGTAATCAGGTATTTTATGACCAATGTAAGCCTTTTTTCCGTTTCTCAACATCACAGGCTCGCCATTTAAAGCTGCATCTAAGTCAAATTCTTTCATTTTCTTTCTCCTCAATTTTCATGAATAACATCCAATGCGTATTGTTCGCTTTTCCCGATTTATGCCCGAGAATTGGAGTTTTATTTAAGATTGAAATAATCTCGCCAACTGATACTTGAGTTTCGTTCCACTTAAAAATAAGGGCGCCGAAATCATCAAGCACCCTCATACACTCATCAAAACCTTTTTTAAGCTGCGTTCGCCAATCCTCGTCAAGCCGTCCGTATTTTTTGACTAACCAAGATTTGTCACCACCTTTTATTAAGTGAGGCGGATCAAATATAACGCATTTGAAAGATTTATCAGGGTATGGCATATCGGTGAAATCATGAATCACATCAGGCGACACTTCTAAATGTCTAATTTTGTCACGATCCTTAAAACTTAGTTTTTGGTTTCTTATATCTGCAAAAAGCACATTCGGATTGTTTTTATCAAAGTAAAACATTCTTCCGCCGCAGCAAGCATCTAGAATTGGTTTCATCTTGTCTCCTTTAAAACAAAAGGCGCTCACTTGGAACGCCTATTGGATTTGTTAAATATTGATTACTGTTTCTGATTACCAAGATTCACCACTGACAAAATATCAACTAGCGGCTCTTGTACTTCTTGAGCTAATTCCAATCGACCGCCCAATGTTGCGTAACCGATAATATCGCTCCAATGGTCTGTCTCATGCGGATTGCCATTTAAAATTCGCACAATTTTTCCAGCGATCATTGTCAAAGCGTAATACTGCACTCCATCAATATTCTTGCGATTTTTATTAATAAGCTCCATTAACGCATTAAACGTAACGGAACCTTGAATAAAATCACCGTGCGTATTCTTTCGCTCATTCAGAATATCCTCTGTTGTTTTCATTTCTGTTCCTTGTTTTTGTATTTATCTAAGTAAGATACGTCCATTTTAATCGCTGGCATATTAACCTTTCGTGTTGGTAGGCTTTTATTGAGTTGTTGCTCCCATTGTGGGAATGCAATTAAAAAGGCTTTGTCTGTATTAACCGCAAGGATTGATTCTTTTAATTTTTTTAAATCTTCTTTGATTTGATCAACTTCTTGGCAAGCAAGTAGAAATAACTGTTTACATCTCTGAGAGTTAAAGAATTCGTGCTCAACCCAAAAATGATAGTATCGACCACTTCCAATAGTGTCGGTTTTATAAGTTGTAAATGATAGACCTTGTTCAGAGCAAGTCTTTAGCGTTGATTTATAAAATTCAACAAACCATTTCGGTTGCACATCATCTATTTTTTCTTGTAACTCTTTCGCGATAGTTCCAAAGCCTTTTACATTTAGACTTGCCACAATTTTGTTATAAATTTCTAATTTTGTATTTTGACTTAATTTCATTTTTTCTTTTTCCTTACAAAAAGAAAACCGCCTTATTTGGCGGTCTCATTCATCTTTAACACCTAAGATTCGACTTTTTGCCACTTCGATTAGCAATTTGTATTCATTTTTTGTTTTATCATCATGCACTTTGGCGGATTTTGCTAAAAACTCATCAACTGTCCCAGCAAAACAACCACGCGTTACAATTAACCCATCTTTACCGTTAAACACGGTTAGTGTGCCGTTTTCCGAACCGACATTTGACGCCCAAAAAATCATTTTATGCTCTGAAATTACCGCATGAGATCTAACCCGAGCGTCACCGGACACCAGAGCGTCACCGTACACCTCAGCGTCACCGTACACCTCAGCGTCACCGGACACCCGAGCGTCACCGTACACCCGAGCGTCACCGCACACCAGAGCGTCACCGT